TCACCAGCCTGCTGCGCTCGCGCAGCCACCGTCAGGACGCTCAGGCTGCGAGCCCGCCGCGGACGAGCCCGTGACCTGCGGTTTCTTTGGGTACCGGGGGTCCGGGCAACCTCTGCCAGCTTCCGTGTGTGTCCCCCGGCACCCCCCTCCCCCCAGAATGACCGACCGAAACCGACGAGAAACGGCATAAGGGACGAATGACGCAGCGGAGGGGGTTCGGGTTCGGGTCGGTCGGGGACGTCCCGACCCTGCCCGGACTTGAACCGCAGCACCGCAAGGGCCGCTGGGAGCGCATCGCTGAGCATCGGGTGCGGCTGATGCGCCGCAAGGGGCTGCTCGACGAGCTCACCGCCGGCTACGCCGACCAGCTGCGTGCCGCCGGCCTGGCCCTGGACCTGGCCGAGGACGGCGGCCGCGGCAGCGGCGGCACCGTCGCCTACGCCGTGCAAGCCTGGCAGCAGGCCATGAGCAACCTGGTGCCACCACCGGGCCGTGCAGGTGCCGGCGAGCAGGAGGAGGACCGCGATGGCTGGTTCGACGACGACCCTAACCCCGGGCCCACGCCTGCTGGCCCCGACCTGGGCGACCCCACGCCAGCCTGACCGGCACTGTGACGCCGACCGTATCGCCGCGGTGTTCGCCCGCCGGCTACGCCGCCGGCTGCTGCCCTGGCAGCGCGAGGCGCTCGCGGTCGGCTGCGAACGTCTCGACGGGCCCGGCTCACCGTTCGCCTACGACATGGTCATCTGGGTCGTCGGTCGCCGCTCCGGCAAGACCGTCGGCGCGTTCGGCCCGCAGCTGCAGCGCGCCCTGGCCGGCCCGATCCGCCTGCCCACCGGCCGGGTGGTGCCGTTCCGCGGCGCGCACACCGCGCAGAACCTGGTCGCCGCGCAGCGCCGGTTCATCGACGACGTCGCCACCCCGTTCCGGGAGACCCTGCGACCAGGCGAGCGCAAGGCGGTCAAGCTGCTGCGCAACATCGCCCAGACCCAGCTGCTGGTCGACACCCGCACCGGCCGCAACCCTGACGCGTCGTGGGCGTCACGGGTGTCCATCTTCGCCCCGACCGCCGGCGGCATCCGCGGCGACGGCTCCGCCGTCATCACCGTCGACGAGGCACTGGCCCTGACCGCCGCCGAAGCCGAACGGTTGCAGACCGCCGCCCGCCCCACCCTCGGCGACTACCACGGCCACGGCCAGCAGTGGATCATCAGCAACGTCGGCGCCGACCCGCGCACCCACAACGGCTGGCTCGCCCAGCTGATCGCCCAGGGGCGTGCCGCGGTGCAGGCCGGCCGCCGCACCGGCATCGCCTACCTGGAGTTCTCCATCGGCGACGACGACGACCCCGCCGACGAGGCCTGCTGGTGGCGGGTGCATCCCGGCCTGGCCCACGGCCTGATCGGCATCGACACGATGCGCCGCGACGCCGAGGTGTTCGGTGTCGACGCGTTCGCCGCGGAGTACCTCGGCCGGCTACCACCACCACCGGCCGGCGACACCGACCCCGACCCCTTCGACGTCGCCGCCTGGCAGGCCTGCCAGGCCGGCCCAGGCGTCAGCGTGCTACCGGAGCATCCCCAGCAGGGCACGCTGATGCTCGGGATCGACCAGGACCCCGACCGCAGCGTCGCCGTGGCATGCCTGGCCGCGCTGAACCCTGACGGGCGGGTCGCCCTGGAGGTCGCCCACGCCTTCCCCCGACCGCAGGCTGCGGACCTGCGCGGCTGGGTGCTGGCCGTGCACGCGGCGCATCAGCTGCGCACCGTCGGTGTGGACCCGATCACCTGCGGCAGGCTGGCCGCCGAGCTGTCCGCCGCCGGCATCCCGGTGCGGGAGTTCACCCGCGCGCAAGCAGCCCAGGCCTACACCGACCTGCGTGACCTGGTCGGGGAGCGGCGGCTGCTGCACACCGGGGACCAGCTGCTCACCAGCCACCTGGCCGCCGCCACGATCCGCGACTACGGCGACGGCGGTCGGGTGCTGTCGCGCCGGCATTCCGACCAGCCCATCCCCGGCGCGGTCGCCGCCGCCCTCGCGGTCAGCCTGGCCGCCGACCCAGACCCGCCGTGGTTCGCCTACTGAGCCGCCGCGGCGCGTAGGGTGCGGGCCGCAGCGCCCGGACGGTTGGCATGCCCGGTGAGCAGCTGCGCCACCCGCTGGTGGGACAACCCCAGGATGATGCCGCTGTCGCGCATGCTGACGCCGAGGCTGGTGAGGAGCTCGGCGACGTCGTGTCGGGCTTGGCTTTCCTCCTCGCGGGCCGCCCGGGAGGCCTGCTCCGCTGTGGCGAGCCGATGCAGTGCCGCGTCCAGCCCTGGCAGCTCGACGCGCAGAGTCACCTCGACGGTGTCGATGTCGACGTCCAGGATGGCCGCGACAAGGTCGCGTGCCATGAACGTCGCTTCGGCGAGGGTGCGCGCCTGCGTGGTCTTGTCCAGCTCGGGCACGTGAATCATCCACCAGCGGCCTTCGCGGGTGACCGTGGCGGTGAGGTGGTGGGTCATTGCAGCCATCCCTTCGGTAGGCATGCCAGGTCTCGGATGAGGTTGCGCACGACACCTGGACAGATCGTGCGATGGCGCGGGACCGCGGTGACGTGCTGGCCGCACGGGCAGCCCCACGCCTCGTGGCCGCCGGTGTCGCGCAGCAGGTGGCAACCGGCGGTAGTCAGTGCGCGGTGCACGTCGCGGGTCTTCATCGCCTTCATACAGTCTAGTCTAGCGTTACTAGACAGTACAAGTCAAGTCAGACTAGACAACGACGGTGCGCGCCGTGCCTGACATGCCCGTTCCGCCGGTTCCGCTATGGTGATCTTCCGTGGCGGCCGGTACCCGCGCAGACGTGGCGCGACGTCTGCGTCTGGGCGCCGGCCGTGTCCGCCCGTCGCTGCGGGCGGCCCGGCACACCGGCGGGTACCTGCATCCGCGGGACCTGTCGCTGCTGCTCGGCTGGGACGGCGAGCCGGGACGGCTGGCACCGGCCACCGAGCGGGAGGCGTTGGCGCTGCCGCCGTTCGGTCGGGGCCTGGACCTGATCTGCTCCGCGGTGGCCTCGACCACGCTGCGGGCGGTCCGCTGGGACGCCGACCTGGGGGTGTCGGTGCGGCTGGCCGACCAGCCGACCATCATCACCGACCCCGACCCGCTCAGCGACCCGTGGCAGCACCGGTACGCCACCACCAACGACCTGGTCGTCCACGGCAACAGCTTCGCCCTGGTCGGCGAGGCGGACTTCCGCACCAACCGGCCCGGCTGGCTGGTGCCGCTGCCCGCCGAGCAGGTGGTGGTGCTGCTCGACCCGCGTACCGGCCTGTGGGAGTGGGTGGTCAACGGGGTGCAGCTGCCGGTCGGGGACCTGCTGCACGTCGCCGCCGGGAACCGCAGCGGGGAGGTCCTCGGGCGTGGGGTGCTCGCCCAGTACCGGGAGTGGCTGTCGGCGACGGTGGCCGCCGAGCAGCACTCCGGCCGGTACTTCGCCGGCGGCACCCTGCCACCAGCGGTGCTGACCAGCCGGCACGTCATCACCCAGACCCAGGCCGAGGACCTGAAGGTCAAGTACCGGCAGGTGGTGGCCACCGGGGAGCCGGTGGTGCTGCCCACCGGGGTGGAGCTGCTGCCGATCGTGTCGCAGGCGGACAAGGCGCAGCTGGTGGAGGCCAGACGGTGGAACGCCGAGCTGGTGGCGATGCTGCTCGGCATCCCACCGCACAAGCTGGGTCTGCCGGGCCCGACGATGACCTACCAGAACGTGGAGACCGCCGACATCGACTGGGTGCGCGACACCGTCGCCCGCTGGGCCGACCCGTATGCCGCGGCGCTGAGCAAGTGGCTGCTGCCGGCCGGCACCACCGCGCAGTGGGACTGGTCGTCGCGGATGCGCGCGGACCAGCGCACCACCGCTGACGTGCTCGGCGTGTACGTCGCCAACGGCATCCTCACCATCGACGAGGCCCGGTCGATGATTGGCCGCCCCCCGTTGATGGCCACCCTGACCGCCGGGCAGACCCCCGCCGGGGTGCCCGAGCTGACCAACGCCGAGGTGATCTGACATGGGCACCGTCCCGGCCGCTGCCGGACATGACGTCATGTGTGGCAGACCGCGCTGTGAGTGAGCTGCTGATCGTGCGGGCGCTGCCGCAGGAGACGTTCGAACCGGTCGGTGACGGGTGGACGGTGCATGGGCGGGCGGTGCCGTACGGGGTGGCGCAGCTGGTGCGTGACGGCGTCGACG